CAGTACCAGCGGCCTAGCCTGTGAGCCCGCTCCGCCAGCTCCTTCAGCTTGTTGGTGTCCATTAGGCAGCCTCCTTCTTGAGCAGTCGGCGACGAAGCCGGCCTGACTTGGTGCGCTGGAAGTCGAGACAGTCCTTCGAACAGAAGACCAGTCCGCGACCGTTGTCCGGATCAAGGAAGCCGATCATCCCGACCTGATTCGCCATCATGCAGACCTCGAAGGCGAACATCGGATGATCGTCTGCTTCGCATGGCGTGGATTTTCCGCATGTGCAGCAGACCAGTTTGAAGTGCACGGTCATGGCTTCACCTCTATTCCGGCTTGCTGGAGGGCTTTGTCCGTCTCGTCCTTGTCATAGGCGTGGAACGAGAACTCAGAGCCTTCATCGACGATTACGGGGTCGGGCAGCTCCACCCTCAGAGCCGCGCGGCTGGCTCTCCAGATAACTTCAGCCCAGCCTCTAGCGCAGGATTTGCGAAGCTCCCATTGCGCTGGTGAGTTCCACCACGCTTCAAACTCTTCTCTGCTGTCAGGCACGGTCGTTCTCCTTGAGGCGCTTCCACCCTTCCTGATCGTCTTCGCGGTCACCCCATTCGATCTGCGGCTTGCTCCACCCGGCAATCAGACCATCGGTCCCAACCTTGAAGATGATGTAGTCGCCATAACCGTTCTCGGTCGGGCAAAGGAAGTCATCAGGGACGTAATAGCCTGCCCATTGCGCGACACGTTGACGGCTGTCGTCGAGCAGCCAGTACTGCCCGGCGTCGCAGACCTTGAAGTGAATGTCCGCGACCATGCCAGCCGGCCAATCCATGACCATGCCGTCTTCGAGGCGGATCACCGGGCACCAGAGGTCGCCGCTGCGGAACGGAGTAAGGGTGCCATTCTCGTCTTCCACGCCATTGATCTTGGCGTCTTCCCAGTAGCGCACTTCGGCGCTCACTTCGATGTAGGTTGCTTGAATGTCAGGCACAGTTCTGCCTCCCATAAGGGTGTGCGTTAAGGGGAAGGGTTAGGGGTGGAGGAGGTCGGCTGCTGGCTTCTTCGCTCGACGAAGCGGAAGGTTGTACTGACGGAAGAAGGCGCGGCGTGCTTCCAACCACGCCTTGTAGGCCCAGCCACTGCGCTCGCTGTATGGGTAGGAGTCATCGATAGCCTTTGCCGTCGCGGCTGCGTCCTTGCCAGTTGCTGCTGCTTCGTTGCGCACGGCCAGCATGTGTTGCCAGCTACTTGCGTACCAGGACATCGCCCACCTCCTTCCCCTCGCCGAGCAGTGCGCTCAGGTCGTCACGTGCCATTGCTAGCCGTGTTCCGGCACACAGGCTGCATCGACACCGAGCAACAACGCCGGACTGGCACGAAGGCTTTGCATGGATTGCCCAGAATATGTCGTCAACTGAGCGAATAGTCTCGTGCAAAAGCCCCTCGCTCACCGCCTTGCCGTTGAGGCGCGGAGCTGCATCGATAGCGGCCTGCCACAGCCAGTCAAACTGGGCACCGTGATCGCAGGCACCTGCGTAGGCTCTGTCATCTTCCTTGTTGACGGCCACCCACATATCTCGCGTGAGTTCGATAGGCACCAGTGCATATCCATCCGGAACCACCACCCTTGCGCGCAGGGCTGCCAGCTTTTCGGCTTGGCGCTCGCATTGCCCCTTCCACATATCACGGTTACGCTCGATGCGATCACGCTCCTCCCTGAGCGCCTGGGCCTCGGCTTCGAGTGCGTCGTAATCCTCGCTGAGAACGAATTCGCCGAACTCGCTTTCCTCCCAGCCATAAATATTCCCGACTGAGCTGATCTTCTTCACGTCACTCATCGCGACCTCCCTGCGCCGGTTCGTCGTCCGTAGCTGGTGTGCCGCCTAGGGTGCGAATGGCGCTCTCCAGAGCGGCCACTAAGTCGTCTTCCGCTTCTCGTCCACCGACGATCATTCCGCCGAATGGAGTGATGATGCCGTCCGCGAAGTAACGGCTGTGCTTGACCCATATCGACAGAGGCGGCACCGGCGACCCAGTTGAGTCTCGGACCTCTTCGCTGTGCCCGTTGAACGATATGCTCCAGTCCTCGTCCACCTTGTGCTCCCAGCAGCCCGGGAGGTCCTTAATCGAAGCCTGCCCACAGAGCGTGCCGAGCTGGCAGCAGAGGATGAAGGTAGCGCAGATGTCATCCATCACTCACCTCCCTGCGCCGGCGTGGCGGCGAGCGCGTCCAGAAGCCCGCGCACAGCCCAGTCCTTAACGTCATGCACGCTTACCACTCCGCCGCTGCCTTGCGGATCGTAGATTTCCCATTTGTCACCATCGCGTGGGGCGTACGACGTGCAGCGCATCACGCGCCACCCATCCGGAACCTGCCCAGCCTGGGCGACCGGGATTTGCTCATGCTCTAGCAGCCCGTCCAGCGCGGAGTACACATCACCCATGTATGGGCGGTTCTGAAGGTCAGAAAAGTCCTTGCAGAGCTGTTTGACGGCGTTCACGAACCGAACAGAAAGCGACTCTTGTTCTTGCGTTGTCGGCTCAGGCTGCCCATGAACCGCTGCGGCAATTTCCTCGCACGCATCAGACCAAGCGTCTCCTTCAAGATTCTCCAGCCAATCGCAGGCATCCCCCTGCGCGCCCTCTGCCTGCTCGGCCTTCAACAGTCGCTCCAAGTGATCAGCTGCAAGATCCTGCTCGCCAGGCATAGCGTCACCATGGCGCAGCAGAACGATCAGTTTTTTGATGTCATCCTCTGCCTGCTCGGGGTGCTTGTAGCGCTCCTTCTGGCAGCTCATCAGGTCTGGATAACCACCCTGGCGACCCATACGGTGCGCTCCGTCTACCAGCGGAATTCCAGCTTGGCAGCCGTCGCACTGGTTACGCTCCCCCTGCTGCGAGGCGTCGAACTCTTTCGCCTTCACCAGCTTCCGCGCGAAGTCGAGAACTGGTGCGCTCCACTCCTCACCAACACCGTCGTCGAAGGCGAACAGCATCCCAGCCAGTGCGCGATCCTTCTGCTTAATCTCAAGCTTCAGGTTGATGTTCTCGATCCGAAGCCCTGCGATCAGGTTGTCTAGGTCTGCGGGCAGTTCTTGTTCATGGTTCATTCCAAATCCTCCCGAACCAGCATGAAGTAGGCGTGCTGGAGTCGCTGGTAATCGCTGAGCGTCAGGTCTTCAAGTTCGTCACGGCCAATGCGGATCAACGCTGAGAACAGATTCAGTTCTCGATCTTCATCGTTGTGAGCCAATTGGCTAGCCATGCGGATGTCGCGCACGGTTGGAGCGCGCAGGGTGAGGGCTTCTACTTCCACGCCATTACAGGTCACTGGCTTCGAAAGCTTCACCACAGCAACATCGGCAGACAGGCTCAGCCAACTAGGAATCTTCTTCTCGGTCATGCTGCTTTCTCCCGTGGAACTTCGTATTTTTTGAAGTACTCGCAGATGTCTTCACTGAGTTGCTGGCCGCCGATGGTGCTGAGCTGGCCGGTCATGTGTTTGCAGCGGCGGAGCAGGGCGTCTGCCTCGGCTTGCTGCTGGGCTGCTTGGAATACGTCGTCGAAACTCTGGCCGGTGAGCTTTTCGATCCGGCACTGAGCGGGTGACTTGTCGAGGCCTTTCATGCTGCTAACTCCTCTGCGTTCATCCACATATCGGTGTCACCCCAGCCGGCATGCCAGAGGCACCAGGCGTAGAGGTCGGCGGTTTGATAGGGACAGGCCAGCTTGCTGTGGCCTTCTGCTCGAGCACGCACGCCGGCCAGGTACTCAAGCGTCAGTTCCGGGTGATCAAGCAGCGCTTGGTTGTTCATGGAACTCCTCCCAAGCTCGCTGAGCGTTGATGTCTCAGCCGGTCAAGGTCGTCGTGATTCAGCTTGTGCTCGCAATGGACGATCTCCTGCCAAGCGTCCGCCTCGCAGGGTTCTTCAATCTCGGGGAAGTCTGTTTCCATGGCACACCTCGGAAAGAAGCGGCCACTTGGGCCGCTATAAGTCGCGCTGGAAGGAGGGCATCAGAAGGGAATTTCTGAATCGAAGTCGTCTTTCGGCGCCGGCTGACGTTGCTGTTGCGGAGCAGGCTTGTTGTCTTCCTTCGGCTCGAACAGGGCCAGCCACACGCCGCCATCGTCCGAGCGTTGCGGGCAGCCGGCAGGGTTGAAGCATGCATCCAGCTTCAGGCGGAATCCGTTCTTGGTGTTGACGATCACGCCAACCTTGCGGCTCAGGTACTTGGTCTGGCCGTCCTTCTCGTACTGGCCAACGGTGGCCACGACGTCGTATTTCACGCTCATGCTGCTGCCCTCATGCGGTCTCGCATTTGATGTTCAAGTTCTGCCAACTCTTCCAGGAACGCCTTAACCTCAGCCTCCATCTCGCGGATTCGCGCCTCGTCCCTGTGGTAGCGGAAGCACACGTACTGCAGCTCCTCGGGCAGGCGGTCGTCGAAGGAAACGAAGTCGACCCACTCGCGACCGCTGCAAGCCATTTGCGCGAGCATCTGCCATTCGTACTGGGCGTCGTGCTTGCCGGATTGGATGACGGCGATATGCGCGGCGGTGTTCGGGCACTTGATCTCGAGAAGGCCGTCAGCGCCTGCCAAGCCATCTGGCGACGCGCCGAAGCCATCGATTCGCGGATGGATGATCAGGCCAGTTTCTACTGTCATGACGCCGGCGTTGAACTCGTAGGCAGAACGAGCGATTGGCTCCAGATCAGTTCCGCGCTGCATTGCCGCGCTGGTGAATCCTTCCTCGCGTTTCCCAGTCAGCCTCTCGCACAGAAGTTGCATCATGTAGTTCTGGCGAGTAGCAGAAGGGGCGCCGCTGCGCCCCTTTGCCATCACATCCTTGACCTTGCTGGCCGTCACCCGCCCCAGGCGCTGTGCGAACCATTCATCACTACGCTGCTCGATCATCGCCGGTCTCCTCGAATTCAACGTCGATAGGTGCCTCCAGCAGTTCTTTCTTCCGCTGGTCTTTGGCAACTGTCAGTTGGTCACGTGCGCCCTTGGACTTGTAGGCTTTCCAGGCATCGCTGAATGCAGCCTGCAGGTCTTCCATCGTGGGAGAGCCCTTGATCAGGCCGATAGCTTCGCTGACGTCCTCGTACTGCTCTGTGGGAGTGACGTCGCGCTCAACGATCCGCTCGGCTTCGTCCTGGTCGTAGATGCCGGCGAAGCCGAATGCGAGGCGGGCGCACTGGATCATCGCCTTGTGGCGAAGCATGCGGCGCGGATGGGACTGCCAAGGCTGGGTGTTTCGCTTGCACTCGGCCATGTACTCCGTCGCGCTGATGGCGTGGCTGCGGTCCTTCCGGTAGATCTTGCAGGTGCATTCGGTACCCTGCGGATCCATCGAGAACTCCATGCCATCGAACTGCGGGTTCTCGTTGATGATCCTGGCCCAGCCATCCACCCCAACCACCGGCACGATGCCGTTATTCTTATCGGGGAAGGCGTACAGCTCCTTGGTGAAAGGGTTCAGCTTGTACTGGTCGGCCACGATCAGCAGGGCGACCATCTGCGAGTCATTGACCTGGCCCTTGAAGCAGGTCTGTTTGAGCGTGTTCGCCACTTCTTCAGGGGTGGTGCCCATCTCGTAGCGCGTGGCGAACTTCGTCAGCAGCGGGGTTAGTGCAGTTCCCATGTGAACCTCAGTAGTTGATCGTGATGTGAGGAACCTTGCGCTGAGCGATCAGGGTGATCGCCTGCTTGGCGCATTCCTCGGTGTTGATGGCTTTCTTGTGGGCCTTGTCGGCTTCGCGGGCTGCGGCCTCGCGTTCGATACGGGCCTGCTCGTCGGCCTGGCGCTGACGTTCGGCCGCGGCGGCGGCCTCAGCACGAGCCTGGGCGTCACGCTCTGCCTGTTCGGCGCGCCGCTGGGCCTCCACCTTCTCGCGCTCGGCGTGCTCAGCCTGCAGTTTGAGTTCCAGTTCGCGGCGTTCTGCTGCGGCCTGCGCCTCGGCTGCCTGCCTTGCGACGTTCTCGCGGTAGGCGCGATCCCTTTCTTCCGCTTCACGCCGCGCGCGCTCAGCGGCTTCCTGAGCGATACGCGCCTCCCGATCCGCCTGCTCACGTGCAGCAGCTTCAGCGCGCAGGCGCTCCAGTTCGGCCTGCTCGGCCTCGAACTTCTCACGTGCCACCAGGGCTTCGCGGAGAGCGATCAGAGCTTTGTCCTTGGCGCGGGCTGCCTCGGCTTCGAACTCTTCCCAGGCTTCGCTGATGGCCAGGCCTTCCAGCCAAGCGATGTTGGTCTTGAGTTCGGCCGAGTCCAGGTCGCGGCATTCCAAGCGCAGGTTGATCTTGTCGATCTCGCCCTGATGGCGAGCCACCCGCGCCGCCTCGGCCTCTTCCCACTCGGTCAGCGGTTTGCGAACCTCGGCCTGCCAGCTGTCCAGCAGATCGCGCATCCGCTTCCGCTCGGCGTCGATCTTCTTCGGGACTTCCTTCAGCTCGGCCACCAGGTCCTTGCCGACGCCGTCCAGGGCAGTTTTTGAGCGGGCGACCTTGTAGGCGATTGAGGCGATGGCCTCGCGACCCTTGCGAGTGCTCACGTCCGGCACAAAGGAGTCGATCTCGGTGCGAATCTTCTGCAGGTACGGGTCAAGGCCGTTCTCGGCGCTGTAGACCTGCAGGGCATTTTCCTTGGGTACGAGGGCAATTTCAGTTGCTGCGTTCACGGGGAGTCCTCGCCGCGCATCGCGCAGCCAGTGAAGGGAGGGGTTAGCGAAACTGGTGCGGGTCTTGGCCCGCGCCCGTCAGTCGCCACTTGGTGTTGTTCGTTTGCTCGCGATCGGCGGTGACGAGGCCGTCGCGCTCCATCCGCTCGAGCTCTCGGCGGAACTCGCTGGTGGTGTGGCCGCCGATGCGGAACTTGAACCACCAGGTGCAGAACTCGCCGCGCGAGCTTTCGCCGTTGTTACGCATGTGATCCAGGAGCTTTTCTCGGATGCTCATGTCGATCTCCAGGGAGAAGGAAAGGCGCGTGACGTGCGCCACTCGGCCAATCACGCCCGCTGATGGTCACCGTCGTACCGACCGGATGGAGGGTGCTAGACGCTTGGCTGCCGGGGTTAACTCCAGGCCACGAACCGGCAAATGCCTCCGACAGATATCCGCTTAGCGGGCCGCCGCGGTCGGCTGTGATGTTGGGTACTGAATGGGCTGCTCTACGGTGTGCCGACCCGTGATCGCGTCGGCGAACTCGATGGCCTTGAAGAAGGCGAGCATGGAGAGAAGGGCGAGGATCAGGCCGTTGCGGAGGGCTTTGCGGAGCATGGCGTTACTCCCAGATGCTTGAGCAGGTTGAATACGCCGCGACCGCTACGGCCGCCGCCCCTAGGCGTGAACTTCCCAGTGCCGGGCCAGAAGTCGACGACCTCACCTTCATGAGCAACCACCAGGTGGGCGCCGTCATTCTTCGAGAGGTAGGCGATTCCGTTGTCAGCCAGAACCTGGGCGCTGTTCTCTCGGTTACCGGCTCGGCGTTCTTGACTCTCTTCCTTCCAGCCAATTTCAGATGCGCGTTCGTGATCCCTCATGGCGTCACCATCCCAACGAATGCCAGCGCAAAGGCGAATACTCCGCCCACAAAAAAGCCGCCGAAGATTAGGACTTGGGCGGCCTTGGTCAGGTCGATGGTGATTGTCATGGAGAAGCCTCCTCAACCGGTTCACGCACCTGATGCACCTTGTGCTTGAGAGGCTGTCCGCGCCATCCATCCTCGCGAGCGTAGTGTTTCGCATGAGCCAGGGCTTGGCTCTCGCTGATCGCCTCGCAGCGGACGCTGTAGACAGGCTGGCGAGTCTGCTTCGGATAGTGAAGGTCTACGTCGTATTTCATGGCTGATACTCCAGGCACTGAAGCTTGGTGATCTGGTCTAGCAGGCGATTCACCTCACGCTGGCATTCCGCGCGCTTCTCGGTGATCTCGTCCTCCAGCTTTCCGATCGGGACGGCGCGAGGATCAACGCCAGGGATATCCTCGTAAGTGATAGAGCACGCGACGATCCCGATGGACACGCCGAAGAGATCTCTGTACTTGCTCATGTCGGTGTCATGCAACTGGCGAGTGCCATCTGCCTTGACGTGCAGGTACATCTCTCTTTCTGTGGTTACAGTGCTCATGCTGCCTCCCAGTCGTAGGCGTAGTCGTCGCCGCGGTCGTAGTCGCTGTCATCGCGCTCGTCATCCACCTGTAGCCAAAGCTCTTCCTCAATGAACTCTGCGTACTTCTCGGCAAGTGCCGCGCAGCCATTGGCGCCCAGGTCCTCGACGTTGTTGTCCTCGTCGTAGACAAGGCCGGAAACAACCTCAAACTCCATCTCTCGGTAGCCGTAGTAGTCCCAGTCGCTGTCCAAGGAGCTTGAGTTACCCTCGACAACTTCCATGTGGGTGATCTTCACTTTCAGTTCGTACTGCTCGATGCTCACTGTGTAAGTCATGACTTGTCCCTCGGGTTCTCTGTCTCGCTCTGGCAGCCACACGGGATCAGTGCAGGCTCTCCCCATGGGTAAGTTCCGCCAGAGTCAACCTCGCCTGACCCGCCACACTGCGGGCAGTTAGCTGGAATTCCTGGTCTATCCAGGCCAAGACCAGAGATGGCTGCATTGCGGATCAGACACAGCTTGTGATCCGCAGGAATGTTCTCTGCAGCAGTCCATTCCATGATCGACTGGAGGGCGTTGCGCTCAGCCGTTAGCTGGGCGTGTTGCGCAAGGACTTGCTGCGCCATCCAGATTTCGTTCCCGGTGATGTAGATCTGGGTGAAGTCACCCTTGATCGCCTTGCCGCTGTAGAGGCCTGCGATGTGGCGAATCAGGTCCATCGCCATGGCGCCATGGTCGTCAGGCACCAAAGCGTCATACGCTTCCTGCAGCTTGCGGATGGCGGTCATGGCTCATCCCTCCGGTAGAAACCGAGGCGATTCAGTGCAGCCTCAAGGTCAAAGTCAGTTGCGTCTTTCTTGGCAGATCCCAGCAGCATGACGACGAACTGCTCGCCGCGCGGAGGACGGAACCCGAAAGTCATCTTCTGTCCGTCCTCGGTCCAGCCGATCTTGTTAAACGACCCTACGAAGGTCGCGTCTCCATCGTGAAGATTCATGTCTCTGACCTCTTTGCCGCGTGCATGCGGCAGCGTTCCGACTCGCTGTCGTCATACAGGCGAAAAAATGCCCGGACTTGCCGGGCTAATGAGGGGTAGGGTGGGGATGGGCGCGAGGCCGCTAGATGTGAGTGTGCGTAAACTTGTCAGCGCTCATCGGACTGAACCGACCTGTCGCCTGACCGTTCCACTAAGCCTTTCACAGAGCTAGAGCACATCCCCATTGAAGGGTGGCGTCCTTGCCGGGGAAGTCAGGGGTATTCAGCCTTAACGCCGAGTGCGGTAAGCACCTCAAGAAGGGCCTGCTGAGGGCCGGCATCGTTGAAGTCACATACCTGCTCATCGCCGCGATAGGCTGAAACATTGTCGTTGTCGACAACAACGGAGACGTCAGCCAGTTCGCCGTTAACTGCCGCTTCTATGAACTCATCGGTTGAGTAGAATTCGCTCATCTCGCCTCCAGTGTATGTATGCGCCAGGGCGCGGTTAGGCGGTGGCCTTGGCGATGGCTGCTTGAGCCGAGCGAAGGTTCTGATCTTCGCTTTCCATCTTGTCTACCGGATCGCAATCACCTCCAAGGGAGAGGATGCGGTCGTGTCCTGCTTCGAGCAGTCGAACGTAAGCGCGGTATAGGCTTTTGAGTTCGTTTAGCAGCTCCGGCGCCGCAGATATCAGCTTTGCGTTGGCCTCAGCCTCTTCCTCACTGGCGTAGAAGCCGGAATTGTCGTTGCCAGTGACACTCCCGATCATGCAGCCCTCATGTCCTTCGATAATCGATCCGGACATGATGATCTTCGGGCTTGTAGCGCAGCGGACCCAAGGTCCAGGCGTATGGCTCATGCTGTTCTCCTGTCTTAGGTGTGGGGTCAGGCGGTGCGGGCGGCGAGCATGGCGTCGGCAACTCGGTAAGCCTCTCCAGCAATCTCCGCGTACTGCTGGCAAATGCTCTCGGCTCCGTTGGCACTGTAGTGGCCGATCATTGCCACCATTGCCCTCATGGCAAAATCGTCGCGAAGGTCTTCAAGAAATGCAGAAGGCTCGCCTTGTGAGACTTTTACGTGTCCGCCGTATGGCTGACCTTTCTTGAAGGCGGCGATCATTTCTCTGAACTGAACCGGCGTAGTTACGACCCCGGAAGCGTTCGTGAAGATCGCCAGCCAGCCTCGAGACAACTTCACTTGGATCAGCTCGAACTCGCCTTTTCCTTCTCGCCAAGTGATGCCGTTCTTGTCCAGCCAGACCTTGAACTGGCTGATTTGCTGTTTCGTGAGCATGTTTCTGTCGTGGGCTGCCATCTCTTTCTCCATATCGTGCGGAGCCATGGGGGAGCGCCCTTGCGCGATCTTTTCGGCTTGGTGCTCCAGTCGGAGTAGGTCCACCCCTTACGCGCTATCCAGGTGCTCAACGGCTAGGCCGAAGGACGCTCCCCTCATGACTCCAAGTGAATGCCCCTGCGGGAGGGGCATGCTCTTCACGCCTTCACAAACTTGCGGTTGTCATCAAGCTTGTAAGGGGTGTTCGGCTCAAGACCGTCTTCGCCGATGTAGCCGATAACAGTGCGGTAGCGCTCGGCCTTCTTGTCCCAGTATCGGATTCTGATTTCGCCTTTCTCCCCGGCAGAGGCGGTGCCCCAGTCCCCGGCAGAGGCGGTGCCCTTGTACCCGGCAGAGGCGGTGCCCTTGTACCCGGCAGAGGCGGTGCCCTCGTTCCCGG